CTCGCCGGGGCGGGTGGAGAGAATGTCGCCGATGGACTGGCGCAGGTGCTCCAGCCCGCCCAGCGCGCGGCCATCTGTGCGGCTCATGCCCAGCATCAGCCGGATGCCTCCTTCTTCTTGCCGCCGGTCTTTTTGGCCGGGGGCTGATCTTCCGCCATGCGCACGCGCCCCGCGCGCAGCTCCCACTCCGCCTGTGCCGGCGTCAGCTCCACAGGCTCGCCGGCGCGATAGAAGCGCCCGAGAATGAAACCGTCCGTTGTCGCCACATGTTTCGTCATGATCCGCTCCTCAATCCGCCGCGAACACCCGGCCAGAGCCGGAGGTAATGACCGCGCCACAGCTCACGCTGTCGCCCACGCGCGCCACCGCCGGCCCGCCGGCATCGCCAAGATCCACGCGCTGCGCCTTCACAAGCGCGGTGTCGGCCTCCACTTTCGCGCTTTCCGCGCGCACGCGCAGCTCGTTGCCGTCAGAGAAAATCTCCACCGCGCCATGCACCGTTTTCATCTCGCCCGCCTGGTTGTGCGGCTGGGCGAACTGGGTGGAGAAGCCTGCCGGCGCCGCCCAGCCCTGGCCCGGTTCGCCGGAGGGACTGATGAGCATCATCTGCTGCCCTTCGCTGGGCGGCACGAACACATTGATCTCGCCGGCCTGCGTCATCCACGGCAGCCAGTCCGTTTCCAGCCCGGCGACATCGAGCTTTACCAGCCCGCGGGCGGCATCCACCCGCACCACGCGGCCCATGCGCACCATGTTGGCCAGCCGCCGCTCCAGCTCCTCGATGCGATGCATGAGATCATGCAACATCACTCACCTCCCGCCTGTGTGCCGGTGGCCACCAGTTGCGGCTGCGGATCCTCGCGCCGGAAGCGCACATAGAGCTCCGCCGGCAGCACATCCGCCGGCGCAAAGGCGCTCTCGCCCAGGATGATCTGCTGCCGCCAGCTCACCGCCCACAGCGCCACGCCGCGCCTGTCCACCTCGCCGGAATAGAGGTTCTCCGCGCGCATCTCGCGCGGCAGCAGCAGGCCAAAGTCCACATCCTGCTGCTGCCGCCCCCACTGATTGAGGCTCACCAGCCGCACGATGGCTTCCACGATGTTCAGCGCCGCCTCGTCGCGCGGCAGCCGCGGCGCATCGCGGGTGATGACGAAGGCGGCCAGCGACACGTCCATCTGCAGCCGCTCATCGGAACGCTCCGCGATGGCCGGCGCGCCGATGATGGCCAGCCGCACTGCCGGCGCGCGCATGGCGATGCGCTTCAGCTCGCCCAGGTCAAAACGCCCCGGGTGCCCGGCCACCTCCTGCAGCTCCGGCAGGGCCGCGCGGATGGCGCTCAGGATCATGTGGCGATATGTGGTCAGCGCCGGCGTCATTGCAGCACCTCCGCCAGAAAGTCCTCCACCGCCGCGCGCACCTCGTCGCGGTTGGCGTCCGACAGGCCCAGATACGGGCGGGCCGGGATCTCCACGGCCTGATTGCGCCCTGCGCGGCCTCCAAACTGATGGATGGCGGCATAGACGAGATTGCTGCCCACCCGCACCTCGTTGCCGCTCACCACGTGGTGGATGCTGGTGAGCAGGTCGCCCTCCTGCAGCAGCAGCGACTGCCCGCCGTGCCGCCGCTCAGCGGTGCGCTCAGCCCAGGCGCGCCAGGGGCTGCCGTCCGGCGCGCGCTTTTCGCTGGCGATGCGCTCCTGCGTCTGGCCGGCCACCAGCGCGCCCACACCATCGAGCAATTCGGCCATGAAACCGTTGCGCCCCAGCGCATTGAGCTTCTCCACCGCCTGCTCCAGCCCCGGCGTGGTGTCGATGATGAGAGCAATGCCCGTCATGGCCACCTCCGCCAGTCCACCGGCTCGCGCGACATCACCAGCGCCTCGTCCGGATTGCCGCCCTCGCCAGCTGTCGCGGCGCCGCCGTCTGCCGTGCCCAGGCCGGCGCGCCCCGCCGCCACGTCTTTCAGCCAGCGCAGGGCATCCTCGTAGCGCTGGCGGATTTGCTCCGTCATGCGATCCGCCGTGGCGGCCAGGTGATGCACAGCCATGTTGATGACATGGATCTGCAGCGCCCGCGGCGCCGGATGCACCGGCACCGGATAGCGCGCGCCGATGTAGCTGTCGGCCTCGGAACTGGCCTGCGCGCAGGCGTCCTCGATGGCCGCCGCCGTGGCCGCGCCGGCAAGGTCACCCTCGCCATCGCGCTCAGCCACGAGCAGCAGAAACTCCTCGCCATAGAGGTCTGCGATATCCTGCGCGCCGACGTATGCCATGCGACTATTCCTTCACCTCCACGCTCAGCACCGGGTCGCCTTCAATGGCCTTGCGTGCGGCCTGCGTCAGCTCTGCCAGCGGGATTTCCACCGGCTGCGGGCCAAAATGCCGTCCCGCCCGCCAGCGCCCGCGCGCCGGCCCACGCACCACCATCACCCCAGACTTCTTGCCGCCGGACCTCTTGCCGCCGGATTTCTTGCCGCCGGATTTCTTGCCGCCGGATTTCTTGCCGCCGGATGCCTGCTCGCTCACATTGTCACTGCCGGGCAAATCTCCCGCGCCGCCCGATATGGTCTCGGGGGCAGGGGGCGCGGAGGTATCAGCGGGGGCATCTTGCTTCTTCTGTTCGCTCATGCTCTCCTCCATCAGCTGATCCAGTCAGCGACGAGGATCTTCACCGCGCCCTTCAGCGGGTTGTCCGCGCCATTGGCAGTGCGGCTCACCTCGAACAGCTCACGGGCCGCATCCTCGTTGCCCGGCCCCACCACGATCAGGTTGGGACGGATGCCCAGCGGCACGCCTTCGTCATTGGTGAGCTTGCGCATGGCGGTGCGCGCGGCCTTGAAGTTGGCCGCCGTCAGGTCAGCGCGCGAGCCAAAGGCCATCTGCCAGAAGCCGTAGCCGACGTTGTAGCGCCCGCGCACGCCATAGGCGTATTCATCACGCTCGAAGACATTCGCATCTTCTTCGCGATCCAGCCGGATGATCTTGTCCGGCTTCACCCGCTCCTGGAAGATCAGCGGCTTCAGCGCTCGCGCCGTGTCCAGCAGGAACCACGGTTCCTTGCCGCCGTCCTGCATGTTGGAGACGGTGCCGCCGGCCACCGGATGGTCGGTGTCGAAGAAATTCTGGCCGTCGTAGCACTCGGCCTCAAAGCCGCGCACCAGCGCACCGAATACCAGCTCATCCGGGTGAATGGCCGCGCCGCGCCCCATCTCGGTGAACATCGGCGCATAGATACCCACCTGGTCGTCCTCGATGCTCTCGCGCGACACACGCACCATCATCTCGAACTTCCTGTTGCGGATCGTGTAATCGTGCGCGCCCAGCTCCTTCACCACGCGCTCGCCGATCCACTCGCGCATGCGCGGGAAGTCGCCCAGCCATGCATAGGTCTCGGCAGCCGTCTTGCTGGGCACCACCGTGGCCACCGCATCATATTGTGGCCGCACCCCGGCGAAGCCGTCCTGGAAGTGCTTTTTGAAGCCCGTGTAAAGGGCGTTCAGCGTCTCGCGGGAAATATCCATTCTTCGCCTCCGTCAGATCCGCACCCAGACGCCATCTTCGTTGACGTCCATGATCGTGCCTGCCGCGCTGCGCGCGCCGTTGTTGTCGCTGGCGGAAACCGTCTGGTCATCCACCGCATATGCCTGCTGGCCGATGTGCGCGCGGGTGATGTCACCGGCGTTCTCGAAGGCGAAACAGCCGCGCTCCACCTCCACGGTCAGCGCGCCGTCGGCGCCGGCGGCATTGTCCGCGCCGGCGCGCGCCACACCCGCCGCCACCAGCCCGGCAGCTTCACGCGCCGGCACGGCATAGCCACCTTCCAGCATCACCAGCGCCCCCTGCCAGATGCGCGCGCCGGCCTTCACCGGATGAGCGAACACCGTGCCATCGCGCCGCTTCGTGCGCCTGCGTTCAGTCAGCGCCACCATCATGCAGTCTCCTCTTTGCCGTCCGCCGGCTCAGCCGCTTCGGCCTGCGCGGCGATGAATTCCTCTTCCGTCAGCCCCAGCGCGGCGGCCACCTGCCGCTCGGCGGCGCTGAGCGCCTTCTTCCGGCCCACCTGCGGCGGCTCGGGCGGCGTTGCCTGCGCATCCACCACCTTCGGGGCGGACGCCAGGAAGCGCTGCAGCTTCTCCAGCCCCGCCTTGCTTTCGCAGGCCATCTCCAGCCAGAATTCCTTGCTGGCCGGGGCGATCTGCCCGGCCTCGATGCCCTTGCCGATCAGTTGTTCGGCCTGCTGGCGCAGCTCCCGCGCCTCGCGCTCGGCCAGCGCCTTTTTCGCGCCCGCCAGCTCGGCCAGCACGCGGTCATAATCCGCCCGCGGCACAAATTTCTCCGGGTCGGCGGGCCGGGCGGCGGCCAGCCCCTTTTTCAGCTCGTCGATGGCCGCCAGCACGGCGGCGTCGTCCGCGTCCTCGGGCAGGCCGAGGCGCGCGCACAGGGCTTTTTTGTCCATGCCCGTCTCCTCTTTGTCAGGGTGGGAATGCATTCGCCCGGCCAGCGCCGGCATGCGAAATGCCGGCTGCGTGACCAGGGCGGCGGAAACCAGCTCCAGAATGCGTCCGTGCTGGTCATGCAGGAATGCTGGCGAGATGTAGCGGTATTCACGCGCACGCAGAGCTTTCTCGCCGCGCGGCGTCCATTCCACCCGCGCCCAGATGGCCCCTTCGCGCTCCTCGAGCGCCACGATCCAGCCCATCGCCGGCACATCCTCGCCGACGTCCATCACTTCCATTTTGTGATTGACATCGATGGGCAGCACCAGCCCCTCGCGCTCAAAGGCGGCCAAGATAGCTTCGGGGGCGTCATTGACGAATTCGCGCCCGTCCACCGCCTCGATGCGCCCCGCCGGGATCAGCATGATCCATTCCGGCGGCGTCCAGTCATTTTCGCCCGCGCCAGCCAGCGCCAGCTTTACCGTGAGTGTTGATTTTCGCCTGCTCATGTGGCCACAATGGCCACAGCAGGGCAGCACAGATAACGGGGGCTGGTGCCCCCGCTAAAATGAGAGGAAGATATTATGGATCTTGATCACGCCGCGCGCTTTACCACGCCTGAAGAATGCAAACCTGGGCAGTTCGTTTACATTCCAAACGATAAGGCGTTTGGGTTGAAAGTTAGTGCCTCAGATAGCGAAAGAGCATTTGTCATATTCCAAGATAACCGCGGCATTTGCAAATACCTGCCCTCCAATGGGTTTGTGCTTGCATTCGATAACGCCCTGCTGGTTCCAGACTATCTTTCCGCAAGGCATTCCCATGATGCCCGTGGAATTCCATTTGGAGCGCTGTTTCTGGATAAAGAAAATGAGCCAGCATTATTGGCGCAGCTTGGCGGAAGATATACAGCCATCTATCCCAAAGATGGCTCTATAGAGACTAATATAGATCTTTATGGAATATACATCCTTTCATGGAAGGTAATTATCCAGCGCAGGGATAATGAGGAAATTTTCAGTTTTGCCGCTGACTTTCCCGAGCCGGCTTTTTGAGCCGCCTCCTGATTTCCTCAAACACACTCATGGCCATTGGCCCGCCATCACGCAAAAAGCGGGCCTCAATATGCAGGTTGGGTGTGCGTGGCAATTGACCAAGGCGTTGCAAAACCTGCATGGTTGTGCCGTTTTCCGGATACAGCACGCCTTCTTTCAAGCGGAATATATAGTCCATACCCTTGCCGGCCTTGTAGGGAGGCTGGGAGCAATGGATATAGCGCCGCTGCTGCCATTCCAGCGCCACACAGACAACATCCAGATCCACTGCATCAATCCAGTTTTCCACCCGGAGCAGAAGGTCTTCGGCCCACTCCGGCACCGGCAGTGGCGGCGCGCTGGTCTGTTGCGTGCCTGATGTCCGGTTACCGCCCGGAAGCAACAGCGCGCCGGTCAGGACAGCCAGCACCGCGCCGATGGCTGGCGTGATCAGCGCCAGGATGAAGGCGCGCAGGCGGTTTGGCCCGGTGAATACCTGAATGAGATGGCCAATGGCGGCCAGCACGAAAATGGCAAAGATGCCTATAACCACCCACTCAGACCAGTGCCCCGTGTCCATGGCTCCTCTCCCTGTCCTTGCTGCGCGCCAGACATGGTTGTAGCGCCGCGCGTCCACGCGCGCAATCATCGCTCATTGAAGGGCCAGTCACGCGCGCAATGCCAGCCTGGGCAGACCCGGCCACAAAACATCGCCGTTAAATACCATTTAAACGGGGCAGCACGCGCACGAATGTTTTTCTGGTGGGGTGGCAGCAGGGAGCAGCGCGCGCGCCTCCTGAGGCCTGCAAATTGGTCAATGATATTTGCGGCCAGCAGCCTGTCACTGGACAACAAAAAGGAGAGCCATTAGAATATTGACCAAGCAGTGGCAGGGCAAATGGGGCCAGCCTCACGATGGGCTGCTGGGATGTCCCCCTCTCCCGGGCTGTCACTGCTTTTTATTTTGCCATCTGATCAGGTGATCGTGATCCGTGGGATGAACAGTCTGGATGTGCATGTAACCTTTGGCGCTCTTGCGCACCACCACCCGCCACAGCAGGCCGCCTGCTTCCAACACCAGCCAAACCTGGCCAGGCTTCATCTCTCCCAGATAAATGGCTTCTTCCATTAGCTGCGGGAGCGTGTCCAGCACAGCCTCCACAGATCTGCGCACACGCGGCGGTTTTTCCTTCACGTGCTTTTTGATCTTGCTGGCCAGCGTATCATTAGAAATGGAAACCACATCAGAAGCCGCTTTCAGCTCCAATGCCGCCGCCGGCACCAAAGCCACGGGCATATGCACCCGCTCCGGCATTCTGATCCATGCGCGCCACACGCCGGAGCGCCAGAAGTCCAGCAATGCCTGACGTGCCGGTGTTTTCCCGGCCTCCTCC